TTTTCGGATTTTACCCTAATGCCGGGAGCATGTTACCGGCTTTTTTTCGAGTGCCTCGCGGCTTCCGCCGACGACTCGACTGTGGTCTCTGATTGTCAGGGGAAAACAGCTCACCGAGCCTTCCGGACTTCATCCCTCGATAGCAATGATGCGAGGTGTCTTTAACGTTTTAGGAACCGTAATTACCCTGACGGGTCTTTCGGCTCCGGGTTCGAGGAACTGGACTGGCAGTGGAGTGCTATCTCTTGAGAGATAGTGGCTCCAGCTTGGGTAGATATATTCACTTGCGTGAAACAATCTTTCCAAGCGACAGGTCCACTCAGTTTGACGGAACTTCCGATTTCCGGAAATTCTATCAGCTGTTGAACCTGGCCCGTGTTTTGGGATGATGTCCCCTTCGTAGACTTTTCGGTCCACTGAAGGGAAAACAGAATCCCCGAACAGCATACGAGCAACACTACCAAAAGCCTCCATTTCGGAGTGCTCCAGGGTGTTGTCCGATGCCCGTAGTTCCTTCTCACACTGGATGAATTTTTCAATTGCCGCTCCCTTTCTTGCATCGCTGCAAGGTAGGTTAACCTTTTTGTGCAGCAGAGTGATCTGTCGCACAGCTTGGATAGCGTCAACATCTGGTTCATCCAGTAATGTTCCACTACACGTATCGAACACGAGAGTGGTGAAACCCGAAAGAAATTTCGGGAGACGCCCAGACTTTGAGTAACCTACAAAGTCTGTTGACTCTACCTTGCCTCTATCAAGGGCCTTTTCGAAGTCCTTGCAGAAGTCTGGTAAGGTGATCGTTAAAAACGATTCACCCTCGTGCTTGAAACGAGCCTCGATTGTTTTAAGATCGAGACTGGTGCTAGTGCAACATCTGCTTCCCAATTCGTTGAGAAGCACGTGTAACAGTTGCATATGGCTTTTCATCTAGCCCTCCTTATAAGAAGGGGGTGCTAGAGTCCATTGCCATGGCAACCGACCTGACTTATGTCAGTTCTCGCCACCCAGTAGCTGGGTAACGCGAGCACCAGAAGAGGCTGTGAGATAGGCAGTAAGCCCATCCACAACTTGCTTCGCCTCGGTGAGCGTGTACCCAACAATCGGCGTCTCAACAATGAGCATGGTGCTCATGTTGTAGTACGACATGATCGTTGGATCAAGCAC